AGTTCAAATGTTTGTACACAATCTTCTTTAGTTAAATTGTCAAGATCAAGGTGATGATATATCATTTGAATTTTACACTCGCCATAATTTCAGTTAAACATGCAGTAAGATTAATTTCTTGATCAGCCACGAATGCGGCTTTATATTGATAGTCAGCAATTAATAGTACTACTTGAGGAATAGTAGTGATTTCAGGAATCAAACTATCATATATGAATCTGAAAATACCTTGAGGATCTGACTCAACATTATTAGCGACCCATTGACGCATCTTTTTCCAATCTTTTTCCTTAAGAGAATCTATCAACTCCTTAGTATTTATCTCAGAAAAATTACTAAGAATGCCTTCATCAATAATACCAGAAGAACTATACCGTTGCAACTCATTAAGCACTCGCCTATAATCAGGATAGTACTTCATCAACAATTCAACCAACACTTTATCTTTGTATTCTACATTTTCTGCTTTAAGTATACCTTGCATCCGTTTCATAAAGGCAGAAGCAAGGGCTGCTTTATCTGCTTTATTAGATTTAAAATCAATAACGGTGGTTCTACTATGCAGAGGTGCAATTATCTTTTGCTTATAATTACAAGTAAAAATGAATCGACAATTATCAGAAAAGTTTTCTATAAAAGCCCGTAGTGCAGGTTGTACTGATTCTCGGTTTAGATAATCAGCCTCATCTATAATAACAACTTTAGTGCCTTGTCCAAAACTAACACCACTAGCAAACTGTTTAATCTTAGTTCTCAGGGTATCAATTTGACGACCTTCATCAGAGCCATTGATGATAATATAGTCAGCACCAAGTTCTTCACAGAGGGCACGTGCTACTGTAGTTTTACCTGTACCTGCTGTACCACACAATAACAAATGAGGAATTTCTCCTTTAGAGAGAAATTCCTTAAACATGTTTTTGATAGATTCTGGCAGAATACATTCATTAATGGTCTTCGGTCTATACTTTTCGACCCATAAAAAATGTTCCATTCACAACTCCATAATATAAAATAAGATCAGCCCAACTTTTCAAAAACATTAGTCGCATCATTAATAGATAATTCAATATGTTTACCTGTTTCTTTCTTCTCAAGAATGGTGTCCAGAGTCTTACTCATTTCAGCGACCTTATTACGAAATAGAGATAGATCGGTATCTTCTTCCATCATTTTTCTCCTTTGAATGGATTTTCTTGACCTGTCATAACCTTCTTAACCATACTAATTGCAGAACCTGCACGGGCAAATACAAACTCTACGGTATCATCCCACTTAGTAAATGAAACCAACCATCCGTTGCCAGTCTCGCGCACTTCTACAATAAGTTTAGATTCATCCATGATTAAAACTCCGAATCTTTATCAAGTGCCAACCAGTATCGTGAACTACCAGCGGTGCCTTCTAGATAGAAGAATTTCTTTTCTGAAACTGTTACAGTATAGGTGTCATTCATAATTTTCAAACTATCAATTGGCAAATGTGCTTTGAATACTTTATTCGAAGCTGCAATTGTTTTCTGATAATTATTACTTGATGGAGTTTTAGGATCACCAACAACAATACTAACGTTAGTTCCATTACCAATCACGCTAAACATAGTAGCTTGACTTACCGAAGCAGTGCTAAAAATAGTTTTAAGTGCCTCTTTCGTAAGAGTAAACTGAAAATAATTATCAACTTGAATTTCTTTATCAGGCGCGGCTTGAATAACTGACGGGTCTGAATAATAATACTGCATTGTACCTGAATCAATCTCAACTTGCAAGAATTCATTTTCAAATTTAATGTCAGAATTATTTGCCAAGCTAAGAGTAGCTAAGAAACTATTCAAATCGTAAATTGCAAATTCACGATCAAAGGTTTCTTGAATTTTAGCTTTAGCAAAAATGTTCTTACCTGCACTAATGGTAGATATAGAATCACCAGCGCGAATAAGAATGTTAGGATTAATAGATGCAAAGTTCTTAAAAACTTCTACAGTGTTTGTACTCAACTTCATAATATATCTCCATAAATAAAATAATATTCGTATACTATAACATACATTGTATACTATAACATACACAAACTAACTTGTCAATTGTTTTCTACAACCTTAACATCGTATGTAATACCTAAATTGGCAGCTTTACTCATCAATCCAGCTTTATTCCAGATTGGAAGTGCTTCGTTGTAAAACGCTTGCCAATTTGCTTGTGTTGGAAATCCGTAAATTATACTCTTTACTGCTCCTTCTTTAAAAATTTCTTGAGTGCCTTCGTATTTAGATAAGAGACTTGTAATTGCTAGTGGGTCTTCTATCACCTTCATAGTAGATACGTCCGTATCCTCAGAGGGTTTTGTCATTGTGAATTGTACTTTAAATCCCATTTATATCTCCTAATAAAAGTAAAGAGTTTACTCTTATTTATATGTCTTGTAAATTCTATCATGCTCATTTAATGCTAAAAAGGCATAATGAATTACTTTAAACAAATCTTTACGATAGTCTTCTGGCTCACCTTTCTTACCATACCGAGCATTGTACTTATCAACATTGCCCAGAAAGAATCCGAGTCCATGCCCCCTATCAACAATGACCTCAGCGGATTGTAGTCCGCCTTGGCCGTAGTGTCCTGCATAGGTAGAATCTATGTAATCCATAAATTCTTCTACCAAAATATCTTCATTAAATTTATAATTCATAATTAAAAACTAATCTCCTCACTGTACATATCAGTAGTAGATTCTTCTGATGTTTGAAGATTTGAAGGATCAACTTTGCTGTACAAATCAACAAACGCCTGTTTAGTATCAGGATCAAAACGATTAGTACACAAAGTGATAGCCTTAATCTTGTCCTTAAAGACTGCAAAGGCATTGACAATGTGTTCCAAGCGCCGGGTGCTGACCAGCTCGTCTATACCACCTTCAAAATAGGTTTTACGTATAACGTCTGACCAAGTAACAAGATGAGTGGCAAATTCATCATCAACGCACCCGGCGCGTTCCATCTTGTTGAGAACAATACGCTTCTCAACTGCCATTGTAGGATACTCCTGCTCCACGGTAATTGCAAAACGCTCCAGGAACGCTTCGTCCAACAACTGTGCGCTGATGAATTTACCATCGTCTGATCCACGGCCCTTTGTGTTAGCAGTGGCTATGATAGTAAACCCGCGGGCAGGAGTAGTGGTTTCGCCAGTCTTCTTATTGAAGTAGGGTTTGCCCTCAAGTATGGCCTGGAGACACATCAACTTGTTAGAGCCACGATCTACTTCATCAAGGATTAGGACCGCGCCACGTTTCATGGCGGTGAGGACCGGTCCTTCACGATAGACTACGTTACCATCAACTAGTGTATTGCCACCGATCAAATCATCCTCATCGGTTTCAATACTAATATTAACACGGATAGCCTCACGCTTGAGCTGGGCACAAACTTGCTCAATCATTGTGGTTTTACCGTTACCAGAAAGTCCTGAGATAAACGCAGGATAAAAAATACCTGCATTCAAAATGGTTTTAAGATCCTTATGAAAACCGAAAGGCACATAAGTATCATCCTTCGAAGGAACCAAATTCTGAATATCCATAATCAGTTTAGCCATTGTTACAACTTTAGCAGATGGAACTGAAACTGGAGCTTGTGTTGTATTAACAACCTCAAGTTTAGTGGGTCGAACTGAAGGCAAAGTACCTCGCACCGGGCGAGCAAAACTTTTAGCGGTACCTGCAAACATTTCGGTCAAATCATAAAGTCCTCTATCAACTTTATACATATCCAGTTTCCACTGTTGGATGACCAGTCCAGCAGCAGATGCCACATCAACAATGTCCTTACGGCGAACACAGTTATTACCGTCAACTAATTGACGAAGGTTTTCTACAAAAGTCGGATTGTTCATAATATAGTCTCCTCACAAGACATTAGTTAATTTTTCATTCTATACGTATATGGTAACACAACAAATACGGAAAGTCAAGCATTATTTTAAATTTCTTTTACTATATAAATCAATAAGTTACAAGTGAAATAAGTGCTTGATTCATATACAATTTTTTAACGAAGAATCAAGCACTTACATCTCCTACTCAATATCTGAGATTTTTTGTGTGTCATACTACAGTTAAGCAACTTGTGGTATGAATTTCTGTATAAGTATGCGTTGCTGGGACTTAGAACTCGCAAACTTACGGAAACCTCGCAACAAATCACCTTTTGAATCAGACTTTACTGTCAATTCTTGGTCTCTAATATTCAAGGTGTCACCAGACAATATATACCGAGTGTTGAAACCCAATGCGTCCTTAATTTCAACTACCCCAGAGGCTTGTTGCTTATTCCAATTTTTGTCCCATTCAATCCATGAAAATTCTTTATTGCCTACTTTAGAAGCATGGTGACTATTATAACTGCTTCTTTTGTTTAATTTACCAGCTATGTGAAAATTAATCACATTAGAATTAGTTACACTTTTATACATTTCAAGTAAACTAATTGTTAGTTTAACATACCTGTCATCCACATCACCTAAAACAGGATATGATGCTGAATCATATTTAAAATAGTATTTGTTTTTATAGTAAGAAGGTCGTGTACGTACAAATCCTTTGTGTGCAGAATCATCACGAAAACTCCAGTACTCACCATCATCAGTAGCATCACCATCAGTTAAAATAATAGTATTAAGAATTTCAACTTTCGTCTTTTCACGGAAAGATTTAGCAACTTCAATAGCCAATACCAATGTTTTATTAAGAGGCGTTGAACTTCCTAATCTAAAATATTTGTTACCCAACGAAATATCAGGTATTGATCTGCTGTTTCTTGCTAAAAATGATTGCTTATACAACAACAGGAATTTGTATGCCTCTTCAATCTGAGTTTTAGTAAAACTTGAAGATAGAAGATTTACAAGTTTAATATCCAATAATTCATATTCATTAGTCAATGGAGTGTGTGTAGGTTCATATGATGAATCATACGAATTAAACCCATACACTTCAAAAGGAACATTTATTTTACGAGCAAATATTGTCAAATTAATTAATTGATCTATAGTATCCGCCATGTTTGGAGACATTGAGCCTGACATATCCAGGTACATAATGAATCCGTGACTTTTACCTTCAGGGATACTAGTTACTTGCTTAAACAATGAATCAGAAATTTTATATGCCCACAGACGATCCTCATTCAAATCACCTGTTTTAGCGGTTCGCGCTTTAATGAAAAGTGATGCTTTACGCTTCATCTCAAATGCTGCAACCATTTGATTAATGGTTTTACTATTTTTTGTAACAAAAGATGAATACAATGTTTGAGCATACACTTTAGGCTGTATAAAACCGTGATCAATTTTAACATTATCCCAATTGTAAATATCTTTTGGGGAAATAATAAATTGTGAAAGATCAACTTTAGGAATGTTAATGTAAACAGTTTCTTTGTTTACTGAATCATCCACCAAACTAGATTCATTCTCACGGAAAGCAGCATCAGTGATTGAAACAGCACCGCCGTTATCTACAAAATCCTGAATTGCAGAAGGTACCTCAGAATCATCATCCGAATCATCATCAGAGTCCGAATCGGAATCATCATCAGAGTTCGAATCAGAATCATCATCAGAGTCCGAATCATCCGAACTATCACCTGAATCAGAGTCTTCATCAGAATCAGAGTCTTCATCAGAATCGGGGGTGTTACCCTCCATTTCCATATTAGATTCTGAATCGTCATTTTCCTCATCATCAGGAGTATTGTCATTTTCATAGACAAACGGTTGCATCAATTGTTCAATGTTTTCTTCAGCATCATCCTTTGCTTTACCATGTAATTCACGGGCAAGTTCTACTACTTGTTCCCATGTTTCAGTTTTGGCACAGCGGTTTACGAATACCTGTTCTTCAGGAGTAAACTTTGCATTTACATATGACCCTACTTTAAAGTGTAGGTTAATGCGGTCAATCAAAGGGAGGGTATTGACATCAATATTTTTGACACCGAAAAAATCACGTTCCCAAAGGTCACGATAGCCCGCGTAAAAACTACGGACTAAACCAGGGTAACGTGTTTTTACCTTACGCTCAATACGAGCGTCCTCAATTACATTGAGAAACCCTTTGAGGGATTTGTCGTCACATATAGCATCATGCCATCCTTCTGCTGGAGTTTCAAAAGCATGACCGACTTCATGACCGATAAGCAAGTCTTGAGTGGCAGTAGCCATTTCTTTCCATTGAGGAAGATACATTACACGGGTTGTTGGGTTAAAAGCGGCTGTTGACAATGATGAGTTTACTTCAACTGATATGTTTTCAGTTGCAAGTAACTTTGCTAACATTGATTTTGATTCGATTTTCATACACAGGTCCTCACAACCTTTTTCATTCAATACGTATATGGTAACACAACAAATACGAAAAGTCAAGCATTATTTGAAATTTCTTTTGCTAATGAAATCAATGACTTATATCTACAGTAATTTATTCACTTTAGACGTATATGGTAGCACACTAAATGCTAAAAGTCAAGCACTATTTGAATTTATTTTTTCGTGAGGAATCAAGCACTTACAGTAATCGTTGTGTAAGTGCTTGATTTTAAAAGATACTTTTTACACTTCGTCAGCAATGCTGTCAGCGACTTCTTCTTCAGTTACTTCTTCTTCAGCGACTTCTTCTTCAGTTACTTCTTCTGCTACTGGAACAGCAGGCAAATCGCTTACATCAAAAGATGTTCCTGCAGGAAGTAATTCATCTGCTACAGTCTCTTCTGAAACTTCTGCCTCATTACTGCAGGCAATCATTGTCAACATAGTAGCAATCACAACACCTTTAATCATAACATTCATATTTGTTTTCCTTTAAATGGTTAATTTTTTACTATTACGAAATAGTAAAACTACTTTACTACACTTATATATAATTGTCAAGCATTTTTATTCGTATTTTTTGGAGAAGATTTTGTTGTTGCTGTTTTTTTACCCCATTTCTTAACTCTCAATTCTAGCCTCTTTTGCACTTCACTAGGTGTCATCCAAAAATCTTTACCGTTAGAAATTTCTTTTATTTCTTCAGGTGAAAGAAAGTCTAAGTAAATAGAATCAAGTAAATGTTTACCCCACTTTTCTTCATGATTAACTTTATCTCTCATTTCATTGCCTTTACCAAATGAAAATCCTGAATAATTGTGAAACATGAATATTGAGTGTTCTGATATCTCAAAAGAATCTGCAATTAAAAATAAGAAAGTGGCTGCTGACATACAAGCACCTTCTACTGAAGCAATAACATGAGCATTTGATTCAGCAATTGATCTCATCAATTGTATGGCTGTCATAACATCTCCGCCATAGCAATTAATATGCAAATAAATTATATCTCTTTCTGCTGCTGAACGAATTATATGATTCCAAGCAACGTATTGACTAGGAGATTCTATGGTTTCATTTAAATAAAAATCATATACTACACCACTGGGGCGTGTAAATACTCCTTCCACAACAGGAAGAACTTCAAATTTTTGATCTTGATCGGTCACTTGTCTCATAATTTTCCTAAACAACGTTAAAATATCGAGTAACTGCTTTTATTTTTTCTATTTGTTTATCAATAATAATTGTTCTATTCGGCCAATGGATATATTCTTTTTCTGGATTCTTTTGAAGATTGTACAATAAAGGCAATATAAGATTTTCTACTTGTGCTAATTTGTCAACTACCTCTTGTTTTACTAGTTCACGGTGTTCATTAATCATATCAGAATTATCAGAATTTAAAATAAGAAGTTCTAATCTTTCTAGTTTATTTAGAATACTTTCTAGTTGTGCATCCTCTACATGAGCAACTACATTAGTAGGAGTTGTATTGCTATTGCTTATTGGTATTTCATCTACCGCAGTAAAACCAAAATCAAAATTATTGTCTGACATTAGGAGTTTCCTTTATTCATGTGATAGTTTTTTACTTTTTTATCTAATGACTTTAAAGCTCTTTGAATTTTTAAACTAGATGCTCTCATAGTAAAATTTTGTCCAAGCATATGGTCATATTCATGTAATATCACTCTAGCAGAAACACCTTTAAACTCTTCAATAATTTCTTCACCCTTTTCATTCTGGTATCTTAATATGCAACCCATGGGTCTTTTTATCAATAACCAAAGACCAGGATATGAAAGACAGCCTTCTTTCATAATCGTTGTTTTGTCTGATACTGAAAGTAAATCTGGGTTGATAATAACCTTTTCAGGTATATTTGACGAACCTCCAATCACAAACATTCTTACATTTAAACCAACTTGGTTTGCTGATAGTCCTACACCACCAAGTCTTCTCATTGCTATAAAAAGTTGTTCACTTATTTCTTCTGCGTTTTCTTTTTCAAAATTAAAAATATCCGGTGGCATTTTCAATTTAGGATCTACAAAAGGCAATAACTTTAATTCTTCCATTATGACATCACCGAGTAATTATTTTTCTTTTCAAATTTAATTTGACTTCTAAACTTGTCAAACAGTTGATCACCTTTATGGCTTATTACAAAAACATTTGTATCTTCACCTATAGTATTTAGTAATGACATTACATAATCAGTTCCATTGACATCCAGTGAACTATCAAAAACTTCGTCCAACAGTAACAAATTAGTATTTGCACTGTTCTTCATCTTTGCTATTGTTCGCCAAGTAAAGATAAGTGCCAAATCAATTCTTTGCTTCTCACCTTCGCTAAATGATGCGTAACTAAACGTATCTCTGTGTCGTGACTTGATTGTTTCTTTAAATGTCTCGTCCAAATCAAACTGTACAAAAAAATCCATTGCTTGTAAATAATTATTTACCAGTTTATTTATCACAGGAAGATATTGTCTAATAATTTTGGTCTTGATACCAGAATCTTTTAACAAATGCTCTGCAATGTTTTGATACTCTTGTTGTTCTTTTAGTTCATTACGTATAGCATTTTTATCTAAAGCGTCTACGGCTATTTCTTTCAATTTTTTATTTTCTTTTTCGATGTCACCTATCTTGCTCTGTACACTGTTTTTTTCTACTAAGAATCTTTGAAGTATAGTTTGATTCGTAATTATACTATTATTAACCTCTATAATTTTTTGATTTATTTCCAAGTACTGCTCATAAGTTTTATTTATTTCTTCCCACTTAACAGACAATTCTATTTGTGCTTTTTCTAATTCATCAATTCTGTCTAATTTTTCTTCAGACATACTAACTTTAAATTCATGGGATATTTCTTGTTTGCAAGTAGGGCAATCACTGTTGTTATGATAAAATTCTAATTCTATTTTAGCATCTTTAATTTTTCTTATAAATTCATTTTTAAGAGAATCAACTTTTTGTTTTTTAGATTCAATAGAACTCAGTGATTTTTTCTCTTCTGTGTTAGCAGTAACCATTGTTGTTAAACTTTCAATAGTTTTTTGAATACTGCATATCTCTTCTTCTATTTTAGAAATGCGTTCTTGTTTATCGGACTCTAGTGTCTTGATGTATTGTTCTTGTAGTTTAGCTTTTTCTTTGATGAGAGTTAATTCTCCATCAATTGATTTTACTTTTTCTTTTAGTTCTGTTATTTTATTTTTTAGTACTTCTTTCATTTTTGTGAAAATACTGATGTCTAAAATATCTTCAATAATTTCTCTACGTTGTGCAAGAGGCAATTGCATAAAGGGAGTGAAAGAAGCACTGCCCAATACTACAATCTGTGTAAATGATTTATAGTTTAGTTTTAATATATTTTCTTCTAAGTATTGTTGATAGTCTCTAACACTAGCATCTTGATTGACCAAGTTACCGTCAACTTCAATTTCAAATACACTAGGGGCTATTCCCCTACGAATAACATACCCTTTAGTGCCAATTGTAAATTCGACTTCAACTAACGAGTTTTTCTTGTTAATTGAATTTACCAACTGAGGTTTAGATATATTACGAAAAGGTTTATTAAACAATGCAAAAGTAATTGCATCAAGCAAGGTTGATTTGCCTGAACCATTTTCACCCACAATAAGAGTACTAAAACTTTTGTCTAGTTTTATTTCTGTAAAGGCATTGCCCGTTGACAGAAAATTCTTCCATCGAATAGTCTTGAATTTAATCATCAGTTTATGCTACGTCCTGCGCTTCAACATATAGAGTTTGTAACATGTTTTTGAGTTTTTCTTTATCAACATTCAACTCAATACCGTCAACATATTCTTTAAGAAGTGTCATGGTGTCTTCTAAGTCTACATCTTCTCCTACATCATTATCTTCAAACTCAGATAAATCTTCAATGATTTTTAATTCAATAAGATTTTGCTGATAAAGATTATCAATAAACTTTTCAAACAAAGATATATTTGTTTTCTTAACTACTATAAGCCTCACACACTTTGACTGTAGATGCTCAAAAGGATAATTATTAAAAGCTGCAATGCTTCCGGGTTCAGAATCGTCATAATATAACTTAGCAAACATTTTATTCGGATTATCAACATATTCTATTTCCTGATTGTCACAATTAAAAATAGCAAACCCTCTTGGATCATCATGATCAGCCCAGGTTATTTCATACGGGTTTCCCATATATGTAATATTGCCTCTAGTGTGGCGGTGATGAAAGTGACCACTAATAACCCGCTGAAAATTACTAAAAATACTAGGATCCATGCCATGAGGATTAGGGGTGCCACGATACATCTGATAACCGAGGAATTCAAAATGACCAAAGCATACTGTTGCACTTGTGTTTTTAACTCTTTCCATGATTTCATTGTAATTTTCCGTGCAAATCCAAGGTAAAAAAAGTATTTTAGTCTTGCCCATAGTAATTTCTGTGGGACCTTCGTATATACTTATATTACTATATTCTCTCAATAGTAAATCAGGAGAATTTACATCATTAGTATTTTTAAAATAAGTATCATGATTACCTGGTATCATATGAATATCAATACCTAAATCTCTTGCTTTATCAAAAAAATACTCTTTGCAACTTCTCAGACTATTAAAATTAATATATTTACGTCTATCAAAAGTATCTCCTAAATCAAAGATAGTTTTAATACCGTGTTCTACCAGATAAGGAAAAAAAGTTTCATCATAAAACTTTTTGAAGAAATTATCAAATGGTACTGAATCACCTCTCGCGCCAAAGTGCAAGTCGGTTACTAGTGCAATTTTCATTAGAACCACTCCGGTACACTACGATTCTTCCAAGTGGCAAATCTTCTTTTATCACCACGATAATAATTTCTGTATGATTCTACTACGCTACTAACTTTATAAATGTCTGGCATTGCAGGTGTAGGCATCGTAAACTGATTTATACCAATTTTATTAGGTACATTACTTAGAAACGGTATAAGTTTTTCACACGCATGATTTTTACCATAGCGAAAAGTATATTCGCTCATTAGTTCTCGCCACAGAGAATACAACCATTCATAATTGTATTTTGATTGACGAACCCACACTGCTGATGGATGATTAATATGACTAGCCTTATACAAGTTGTTTTCCATAATATCAAGTTTCATACGATATCGCTTGATATTATGACCTTTTACTGTTTTACCTGCATAATATTCACCGTCAAGAAAGCGATGTGCTGTGGACATCAACTGAGCATATTCTACAATCATTTTTACACAATGTTTGTCACAGTGCATTATAGCAGAAGGTTTTGTTTCTTGATGTAGGGCAAATATATTCATAATTAACTCATAACATTAGTGAATGTAGTCTCAAACTCCTCATTCAGAGTAGTCTCGTCTGCAAAGTTGCCTCGGTTATACACTGTGCAAATTTTACGAAACACTCTTTTGTTAAGACCTTCTTCTTCATAAATCTTCTTTGCAATTTCACGAATAAGTTCTCTTTCAGCTTGCGCTCTTGTCATTGCGTTCGACACTTCTACAATTGCGTTTCTAACTTTTTGTGTATCCATGATATACTCCTGATTGAATTGCTACATGATTATTAATACTATATTTTAATATACACACATTTTTAGTGCTTGTCAAGATTAAATTAATTTTAAACCTTACAGTCAAAAACTTCTTTAATTTCTCCAATTGGTATCAAGTTTCATTCCATAGTTGTTAATTTCATTTGGTATGATTATGTTTGGCTTCAATCTTAACTGATTGCCTTTAAATTGAGAGTAGTCAACATAATGGTGCCAGCGATCATATCTCCACACCACACTAGAAACATCTGGATGAACATCAGCAAGCATCTGTGATTTTGCAATTGTACCAGACTCATTGTATTTTTTGCCTTTCGCATCAACTAACTTATCTGCTTTAATTGCTTCACCAGTTTCATCATCAAAGCCGACTTCAGCGTGATAAAATTCTGAAGTATTACCACCTTTGACAGTTTGTGTGGCTGCCTTACCTTGCAAGAATGCATTAAACTGGATTGTGCAATCACCATCTTTAAGAACGTCAAGACTTAGAATGGTGTCTTCATTATAACGACCACGCCAACGATGTTTGCAATTGTTATCAATTAAAAGGCACGAATAAATTCTAGTGTTTTTTACAAATGGTGGATACTTCTGATTTGGTGCAATGAAGAATCTATATTGCAAACCAGACACAGGAACGTTTTCAAATCTATCAATAAACTGTTCGCAGATATAGAAGAGTACACCAGATTCAACACGAATTCGTTGATTTTTATGTAGTCTATAAAAGTCTGAAATATTATCGTCCATCACCCAATGTTTTTCTGCACCAATATATATCGAATGATCCCATGCATAATTTCTTGCACGACCAGGACCATCGCCATGATTTGAAAATGGTGCGACAATCAAAGTGACCCAAGGTCTGATATTAAATTTATCTAGTGCATCTTCATATGGCTTTTCATCTTGTGGTTCAATAATAATATAGTGAGGCACCTTCATCCTTGAAAGTGACTTTGAAGTAATCATTGAGTCAGCACGACCCTTTGATATAATATAAACTGGATGCTCAGGATTCTGCATCATCGACTACCCACCTAAGAAGAGAGTTTTGTGTTCTATCAAGTGCTGGATACCAGATACTCTTTGTCTTGATTGAAATTTTTTGATCAACTAATTTAGCAAATTCTTTATAATCAGATTCATTTCTGAAATGCACATAGATTGTTTTATATGTTGCATTGTCTTCTTGTTCAAACTCAGGCATTCCTTTCCAAAGTTTTTTCGATTCTTTTTCATCTTGGTCAGTATATTTTTCTTTCTCAGTTTCATTTAATTCCATGTGATCTAAAAGAGAAACGGGTCTATTATCTTTTACTTTTTTTTCACCAATCAAATTCTGATACTGAGATGATTCTTCAATTTTCATGATTTTAATATCTCTATAATTAATTTAGCTTCTGCAATAGCATCATGCAGAGCGTTGTGATTAATGCCAGTCTTTTGCAATCTTTTATTTAAAATATTTGATAATGTTCTAAGACAATAAATGTCCCAAAATTTCCAAGGTAAATATTCACGATCTTTGCTATCTTTATTATAACCAATAGCATAATATGCAGACTCTAGTATTGTTATATCAAAATTAGCACCGAAACCCCATATTGGACTTTTTTTCTCATAAAAATCAGCAAGTCTATACAATGCTTCAGGCAGTGAAATAGGATCTTTTTGCCATGATTCTCTTGCTTCTTTACTTTGAGTTTTCCACCAAGCAATAGTATCTTTATCGAAATGTAAACCATATTCTTTACATGAAGCAGGATCAACATTTACAAAAAATTCTTCAAGTATACCATCTTCAAGTGTGAATTTAACTACACCAATAGAAACTATACATGCGTTAGCACGAGTACTGAGTGTTTCTAAATCCACTACAAATTGAGGTTGATTGGGTTTTATAGACATTGAAAAAACTCACTAATCATGTTTAAATTCTCCGATGCCTTCAGTCCAGTTTTTAGCTAAAGATTCTGCATAACATTTGCTTTTGTTTGGTAATTCACGGGCTTCGATTAAAATGTTGTCCTCAAACATATGTACAATGTACATGTGATCGGGGCCTCTTACACCATCACCATAATAACCGACACGTATGATATCACTAGTTCTCATGAAATTTCCCATGGAAAAATTAACCATCTATTATCACTATAATAATTCATTTAAACTTCTTTGTCAAGCAATTCTTCAACTTCTTCATCCAATTCAAACTCATCAACATCATCTATAATTTCACTGTCTAAAGAACTTTCAGACTTAGACTCATCAAAGTATTTAGGTCTTCTTTTAAAGACTGTAGGTGATACTTTAGCAAAATCTTCTTTTTGTTTAGCATTGTTGTCTATTTGACTTTGGATCCAATTTAGATATTCATAGTTATCACCACCACCTTCAATTTCATCTAACAATTGTTGTAGGTCAATACTCTGTAAATATCTAAGTTTAGTTTCAGTGTGCTTGGCTTCTTTTTTGATACGGCGTATAAAACTGTAGTATGTTATTTGTGTAAAATATGCAAAAGGATTCTCACTCTTTTCAGGATTAAATCTATCAGCATATCGTAAACAGTTTTCAATACCATCAAGAATCATTTCATCTCGAAAAGTATAGTTTACAAAATTAGATTTATATGCAAGATGATTGCAAATTTTAACAAAACATTCTCCCAAATAATTGGTGCATTGAGGTCGTTTATTTCCTGCGGATTCAGAAATAGAAATTTCATTCTTCCACTCTTTCATTGCTTGGAAGAATTTTTTATTGTCAATATAATGAACTGATGTTTTTGCCATAATTTATTTACACCTCACGTTAATGTACTATAATACTACAATAATTTATGTATGTCAAGTGTAAATAATGCTTGACATGGTTTTTTCTAATTGATATAATTGGTTTGTTAGAAAGAAAGTGATAAACTAATGTATGACTTCATCACCACTCTGTAACTTATCAAGTAAATCTTTCAAGTAATCAAGTTCATTTTCACTTAAATCATCAGAACTTTTTACACTGTGGTCTTCTTTGTAGAAGTTACCTTCGAAATTAATATTCTTTTTATATGCAGTGGATACCATCTCTTCATATGACAAGTTTAAACGAGCATCTAGAGGATTGCAAGTCATTACGTTGTAATGTTCAATACAAACTTCAGTTTCTCTTGTCAATATTAAATAAGGTCTTAATGTCATTTGTTCACCTATAAGTGTTCCTTCGGAATTAATTACAGGTTTAAAATGTACTTCTAAAGGATATTGAATTATAAACTCATCTGAAGATGTGATGATATCGCCTACAATAGTAGTACCATTAATTAATCTAATTACTTGATAATTATTGTCCATCAATCGGAATCCTTACTAGTTTATAATTGAAACCTTCTTCATTGTATAATTTTATTCGTTCTATCATATGTATCAAAGTATAATTCTTTTTAGATTTCCATTGTAAGTCATCACCAATATCAAATAGATTACATGAAAGTTTATCAGTTCCTTTTCGTAATCCTCTACCAATACTTTGTAAATTTCTTACTCTGCTTTTACTAGGTGATGCAAAAACAATATTGTGCAAGTTCCTTATATTTATACCTGTACTAAAAGTGCCATAAGAGGCAACAATAATTGCATCGGTTTCATTCTCAGTAATAGCACGAATCTGTTCTCTAGTATCAGTATCAGTTCCTCCAAATACAAAAAAGACTTTTCTAGTATCACCTATTTTATTATTAATCATATCGAATATTATTCGACCATGTTTTTCTACATACTGAAACAGAACAAGAGTATTACCTTTCTGTGTTATGGATAAATTTCTTATAATTATATTTCTTTTGTTATTACTAACAAGCCAATCCATTTCTTCCTGATACGTCATATCTTTCATAGATTTTCTATCACTTTCAGGATAATCTAAAACCATAGCAACTATTTTTAATTCTGCTATTCGATTTGTGTCCATCAATTTTTTAGTAGTAGTTACATGCTTTACAGTACCGAATATACCCTCAAGAACTAATTTATGAGTTTTGGATCCATCTAATGTACCTGTAGTTCCTATTCGATACTTAGAGTTTACACACTTATCTAAAATAGTTGTTAATGATTTTGCTTTGAACAGGTGTGCTTCATCACCATATATTACATCAAACTTATCAAACCAAGACTTTGGATATTTGTATATTGATTGCCAAGTAGATATTGTTATTGGATAATCATTTGTTTTTTCTTTGCCGCCATAAATTCGGTGACAGTTTTCTGATACTTGCCAATTTTCTTTTGTTGCATAGTCTTGAAAGTCACCATACAGTTGTTCAACCAATGAAGTGGTAGGAACAATAATTAGTTGTTTACGATCAAAACGTTGATGATATCTTATAAGAGTATAAATTATAAGCGACTTACCTGATGCAGTTGGAGATAGTAACAAACTTCTTCCATTATTTATTGCGTGTTTAACTGCTTCAATTTGATAGTTCCTTATTTCAATATCTTTTTCCTGACTTTGTAATTTTAAAGACTTTGCAAAATTCTCAACATATTCTGTTGATACTGGATCACCTATATTCTCCATGTCAAGTTCTATAGGGTACTCTAATGTATTTGCAAACTCTTTTAGATAAGGCAATAGCCCCACATATAGTTCTCTTCTATACATATTGTATAACCGCGCTTTACCATCCCACATTCTATTTTTATAGAGTGGCATAAACTTAGCGCCAGGAACATCAAAGGTAAAGAAGTCATTGAGTTCTTGTGAAATACTAGGATCAGTAGTTACTCTCAAATACACTTCATTTATTTTAGTAACTTTTATCACATTAGACCATTTGTAAATTTGTGCCATTCAATGGCTGACTTGATATCCCATGTTCTGCTGCTCAAAGATTTCATTATAAGTTCACATTGATATAAACATGCTTTAATATATTCAATCTTATCCACAACTTTTATTACGTCTGGATCACTGTCTAGAAATTCTATCATTTCATTTTTTAAAGGATGATTGCCTAAATATTGTGACCACCCTAATTCCAATAGTTCTTCTTTAGAGAGTTCTCCTCTGTAGTACTTCCACTTTATTCTACGCAAAGATAACATTTGCGACTCATGTTTTCTGAGTTGCAATTTAAATGTTGTTAGGTGGTTAAGATATTTTGAGTGAAGTTCAGGTGTTTTAGTTGACGCGGTACCTAAATTCAATTCATCAATTTTGCAATCTGATGTCCATTGATCTTGTAATTCATTCAATGTTATCATTGATAACTCCCATAAATAATATATTTTTAAATCTCAAAAATTACAACATTATTTATACGACAAAAAAACCTGTTTAAACAGATTCAATCTTATACTGTCTATACCTAAATGATGCTAAACCTTGAAAGTATTCCGAATTTCCCAAATCGAAATCTAGTCCACTTAATGCAACTGGAAAAACTTCTTGAAAAACAATTTTTATAAAAGGAATATTATTAGAATTTAAAATGAACAACGATGCTTCACTTGTTAAAGCGGCTGTTGCATTGACAACAGTTTTACCTGGAAATCTATATATTTGAGATTGAACATAATTTGTATATTCATCGGAGCTTTCTGGGCTACCTAAACCTCTCATCCAATTATATATTTCATTATAGTTTGCCATGTTTTCTTGTATAAGAAATCTTATGTTAAGTTCACCAAATGAAATCTTTTCTCCTGGCAAAGGAAAGTCAATCAAAGGAGTGGCTTGTGTAGCCACCCCTAAGGTAACATCAGGAATATTTGCTGATTGACAGAAAAATGAAACGTTAGGAATATTATGAACCAAAAACTTGAAACCATTAGGTCTCATATAATCTAGTTCACTTGGATTACCTGCGTCAAACGTTGCTTCTGTAATATTAGAGGTTGGAGTGTATGCCATAGTATCACCTTTTCGATGACACTATTTATAATACTTAAACATTACATTCCGATTGAAGTTTTTAAGATCACAAAAAATGGTAAAGCTATAAAACAAACCATTGCAAATGCTGAAAAAGTCACTGATGCTATCATCCTACGGTTACTCATAAATTATAAACCCTTGTTTTTAAAGTTACTTAAAGTAACGACATTGTTACTTTAATACACTATATATAATATCAAGAATTTAGACATCTGTCAATGCAATTTTTAAACATAAAAAAGGGGCTACGAATAGCCCCTTAAAAATGTCCCTTTAGGGATTCTTTTTATTATTACATCAAGTTTGTTACCTTGACTTTTCTGTAGTACTGGTTACGAGCTGATGTGAAAGTATCCGCATCAATAGTACCGTTGGACTGTGTTACGTAGGGGTTAGCAATCATACCGTAACGAGTCTTGAAGCCGATTTTCGGCTGGAAGGTGTTAGGGTCAATTGCACGAACCATCTGCAACGGAACGTAAGGGCAGTAGAAAATACCTGCGTCATACGGGCTGGTGCCTTTGTAACCAACAACGTAGAACTGAGAAGCTGCACCAGTGTTGGCACTATACGGATCTACATACACTTTGTATCGACCATTCAGTACACCAGCAAAAGTATTACCAGTGTCATCAACATTCAAGTTGGTGCTGAGTGCGGGAGTGTAATCAAGAACACCAGCCATTGCCAAGGCGCTTGCAACATCTGAAGAACAGATGATGAAGTTGCCTTTGCCGCGGCGAGTATCTTGTGCAATCGCGTTAGCATCACGTTCGATATTGAACAGCAAGCCCTTGAAGCGTTCAACTGACCAACGACCGTTTGAATCAACGTCAAGGTCAAAAGTACCAGCAGTTGCAGTAGAAGCAGCACCTGTTTTAGCAACTTTGTAAATTGTACGAATAACTTCACGGTTAATTTCAGCAAGAATCTCTTGTGAAAGGATGTTGGAGAGTTCGCTTTCTGCGTCCAGACCATGAATCGCTTTCAGATCCTGTGCCAATTCAATCGTGTATTCTGCTTTCAACGCACGAGATTTAGCAGTTACTGTGGTTTTATCAATAGAGAATGCTACTTGAGCAAGAGAAGTAGAATCACCAAAACCTTCAGCAGTTGATGTAGATACACCAGTACCTGTAGTGTAAGAACCATCCACTGGGTTTGAACCAGCATGAGTACCCTCACCAGAGAAGTCAGTGTCTGCTTCGTTAAACAGAGCTTCTGTGCCTGATTGGCTAGTGTAGTGTGATCTCATAGCAAAGATCAAACCAGTTGGGCCAGTCATAGGCTGTACACCAGCTACGTCATATGCCATCAGATTAGGAAGAGCGCGTCTTACCAAACTAATAAGAATAGGATCGTAGTTGTCGATACTAGCGCCAGTTGCGTTTGCATGAGTAGCTTCGTGGAGAATACCACGCTCTTCACGCATTGCTTTTTCTTGGTTTTCAAGAATTACGGCAGTTACTGCACGGCGATAAGGGTCTGCAATAGGTGCAAGGCTCTCATGCTTCAGTACAGGTTCCCACTTTTTTTCAATTGTTTCTGAAAGATACATTTGTGTCTCCTTTATTGTTGTATTTAATAACTTTACTATTTATAAAAATTAAAATTTAGAATGCTTGCTAATTGCTTTGGCATACTTACTCATTATACTATTGTCCGATGAAACAAGTTCATTAACAGTATCTTCTAACGCATTGTCAGCAGAAGTATTAACAGATGTTTTACGGAAATAATTTTCTTTAACTACTTTGAGTTTGTTATTATAAGATTCATCACTTGTGTAAGTAATATCTTCCACTAATGTAGCAAACTTTTCAGCTTCGGTATCAGCCAAGTCCTCTGAAACTACAGAAAAAATATTTTGCTTTTTCAGATAAACTGCTTCTTCATTCAAGTTAATGTTTTTCTGGATTTCTTCATTCAAATTAGATTCAAGAGTATCTAATTTTTCCTGCATCTCAGCTAAAACATCGTACTTATCTTCAGGGACTTCAATGTAATGTTCAGTGAACACTTGTTGCAATCCTTTAATAAAAGATTCAGTTATTTCGTTACGAAGGCCGTTTTCAATAGCCATTTCGTTTTCTTTCATCCAATTTTCTGTAACGTAGTTAAGATACTTGTCAATGTTTTCAACTAAATCTTCAACACGTTCTGCATATGCTGCATTAGCCTGTTCTGTCAATTCAACTTCAATAGCTTCCACTTCAGAAATTACGCGGGAAGATACTACAGCTTCAAAAATTTCAGCCGCTTTAGTTTTAAATTCTTCAGTAAGATTTTCATCATCAGCAAAAAGTGCTTTTAAATCTTCTTCAAACAAGCCTTCTTCTGTTGCATACTCTTCATCTTCTTCATACTCTTCTTCGTCTTGAGTTTCATACTCTTCACGAACACCAGCAGAATTAGGTTGATTTACAACAGAACTGGTATCTTCCATGTCCTGGTAGTTAACGGCTTTGCCTGCACCCTGTCCTTTCGGAAGAGTACCGTCTTTAGATGCTTTAGATGCTGCTTTCACGCCTACGTCAGAGGTCAAACCACCTTCCGGATTACCAGGACTGTTTAAGTCTTGGACTTCAGGATTTGCATTTGAATTACCTTGAGTAGGAAAAGAAGCATCACCCTGTTGCTTATCCAGAGGACGATTTGCTGCACCCTCCATAAGCTCTCGGATTTTTGATTCTACGCCCATTGTTATCTCCTTTCGATTTAAATGATATTTAAATGTTCTATATATTTATAAAAATTAAATTCTTGAAATTTTATCTAAGAATGCTTCAAACGCTTTAACTTTTGCTTCTGATAAATTTCTAGAACTTGTCTTTTTAATTAAGTTTTTGGTTTCTTCAATCTCTCTGTCTTGCCATACACCCTTGACAAACACCCACTCTTTACCTTCCATAATACCTTGTATGTACGCATCAGGTGCTGATGGGTCTGCTACAATATCTGCGGCAGTAGCAAGCATAAAATCATCTTGAACTTCATTGATTCCATTAACTTCTTTAAGTGTGCCTAGACCTCGTGAACTAACACCCAATCCAGCTCCCTCTTTAATTAGACTTGAAGCAATATTGCCCATAGGAGTATCTAAAATTTTTGCTCGCCCAATCCAATTATTGCCGTCTTCTCTAAGAGATACGATCATATGTGAAACACGGTCAAGATTAATGTTAGGACCTTCAGGGTGTCCTAATTCACCATATGCTCTTTTAGTACTGACTTGTTCTTTAATATAACGGTTGACTTCTTTTGCCATTATTTCTTTTGGATACATTCTACCGTTTCTGTTTTTTAAATTTGCTTGTAAAAAAACGCCTTCTATAAAGAGACTTTTTTTACCATTCTCACTGCTTTCTTCTACAATGAATTGTAAATCTTCGTTGAGTTCTTTAATAAGTTTCATTAACCTAATACTCCGTCAGCACCTTGGTGTTGCTGTGAACCGAATCCTGCAACTTTAGATAAAGAAAGAATTACAGTACCACCGGTTCCTCCGTTATCAACAGCTACAACAATATTTGCATCATTTTCATGAGTGTCTGCCCAATCATAAAAATCTATGCGCCCAGTTCCTATACATGTATACAGTACAACTGAGTCTCTTGTTACAGTTGCTTGAGTTCCAGTACCTAAAGTCCACTGTAAACCCTTGATATTGACCAATTGAGTACCAGAAACAGTCTCACTTGTTTTTTTAAGATCAACATCAAGATCAATGGTGGCGCTTCCGTCATCACCTCGCAGAACTACAACACCTTGTACCTGTGTTAATTTTACTATATTTTTTATAAGAGCAGGCATTTATTTTTTCCCCCTGTTACTTTGGCATTTTCTTTTTAGAATTGGAGTGCATATGACTTTCAGACATAAGTATTTGAACACCATCATCTTCCACTCTTACTGTTTCAATACCATGTTCGAACATAACTTTATACCAAGAGATATTACCTTGACTGTCTGGTATGGCATGTTCGCCGTGAATTGGGGTTCCTTCACCTAAACCTTCTTTAAAGATTTTAGTGGCGCACATGTGCTTATCACCATCCAAAGAACCTTTTGCAACGCCGTCCATAGGTTCTTCTTGAATATCTGTTTCAACATTGGATCTAAATTCTTTGAATGTTTTCATTTTTATATTACTCTTTGGTTTCGTATTCGTCATCAATATCTAAAATGTGTTCTTCACCATCCGCTAAACCCATTGCTTGCATTTCTGGATTTTTAAAAATTGATCTTGCAAGAGTTTGTTTGTAATCATTTAAAGCATCACCTGCTCTTGCTTGCATAATAGCATTAAAATTTGTTTGAACTTCACTAGCATTACCCATACTAATATTATTAATCATGTCTCTAATTGCTTGATGATTGTCCATTATTGCTCTCCACTCAAATCAGCTTGTTGCTGTTGCATGTCCATTTGATGTTCTTGGTCTTGCGTTTTAAAAGGTGCTTCTACTTGCATTTGCATGTTAATTTCTTCTATTTGTTCATCTGTAAGCATAAGTATATTTTTCTGTGCATACTCTTTGCTGAACAATGAACCAATAAAAGAAGACGCTCCTTGCAATACTTCAAATCTACTTCTCAATATTTCTTGATTTTTAGATTCAGTATAATAAGTATCTTGAGAAAAATTATAAATGATATTATCTTTTATATCATTCCAATCTTCTTCAGTCATTATATTTTTTAATACTAACTGAGTTT